ACCATTACAACAAACTTAGCCTCTAACATCTACAACTGCAAATCAAAACACGCGCAAATATGTCTCAAGCTGATATCACTCGCATTCTCGAACTCATCTCCTCGAATGATGTTGCTTCCCTCAAGGCTGAGATGTTCGATGCATTTCAGTATCAGGGATTTGATCCACTTCGCATTGTGAAGACCTTGTTCGAGTGCAAGACTGCTGGATCAGTTGATGATAAAACATTCTCTGAAGATGTTTTCAAGATGGTTGCAATCGGCATGATCAAAGGCAGTGTGAATACAAACAACATTGACAAGATGTCTGATGAAGGAAAGAAAGGAGTGTTGGAACTCAATGAAAAATACAAAATCAAAATGGGAGGTGGCAAGGGTCAGCCATCCAATGTGGTAACATATCCCAGAGTGATGGCAACCTTCCCTGACATTGCTGTGAGAATGACAGCAGTGATTGGAGGGAAACCATTCAATGGAGGGCCAATGCTGAGCACCAGACTACCACAATTCATGCAGGTACAGGTTTTCCCTGCTGTTCTCCCTCGAAATCTGAATGATGATGTGAAAAGGATGCTGCTCACAGCAAGTCTCTGTTATTCAATTGATCAGAGCATCCAGATCTCTCAAATCAAGGAACCAGATTTGAAACAACTCGCATCAACACAGGGTAACTTTGTGATGGTTGGCCATCAATCGCCAGTTCCAGGATCGGATGTTCGGAAATCTGTCTATAATGGACTGAACATAGCAGATCACTGGGCTGACATCAGAGCTGTTCTGCAAGACTACAGAGCAAAAGTGGATAGTGAATTCAATGTGATGTCTGATAGTGATTTCAAGGCTAAATGTGCTGTGTCTTAATCAAATCACATCCCAGAGCCGTGCAGGGCTTTCAACTTAATCGGTGCTGCACCACCATAGGGAAGTTCATGAATCATCATAACATAAGCAAAATACCTTCAGCAGTGAATCATTAAAATGGAGTTATACGATTTGTGTTGAACTTGACTCTGGTTCGTGGTTCTTCAACAACGGTTGAATCAGACATTGGTGATGATGTTGTTCTTTTGAGTACTGATTTCGGTGGAGTTGCTGGTCTCATTCCGAGATTTTCAAGATTAATTGAGGCTGGAGGTGATGATGCTCTATCACTCAGGTCATCCTCTTCAGGCTCAATTGAGTTTTGATCAGCATCAATCATCCCTGTTCTTTTCTGAGACATAAAAGACCAGTCTGATGTCACAGCTTGTTGAACTTTCCCCTTTGTAGCTCCAGCAATTGATGACTTGGCATACTTCACTGCTTGACTTTTGTTAACAATGGGTTCATTCTCATCTGCCAACTCACCAGATAAGAACAATTCCGCAAGATGTTTTCTGTCTTGATTCATGATAGAAATGTCGATGGTATTGGGATTGTTCACTGGAGTTTCCAGAGCAGTTGATGGTAGTGCATTAACTGCAAGCACTGGCTGATTGTCGAATTGCATTGGAAAGTCCATGAACTCGAGAACCAACTGAACTTGTATTGCCCCCCATTGCCTCCCTTCTTCAATGAAAGATCTTTCCCTTGATATTGTCAGAATGAGCTGATCAGCATCCTCAACAGGAACACAGTATGGTAATGCCAGGTTACCTTTTGCAGAAACATTTGTGGTTGCTGTGAAAGCTTTGACCATTCGATCTGACATAAGTCTGTTGTCAGTTATGCCCACCTGAACCTTTGTGAAGTTGCAATCAGGGGAAACCAATGCTCCATACAAAGTTACAGCATCTGAAATTCTCATGTATGTTCCCAGCTCTCTTGATTTCTTGTCAGACTTTGGCATGATTTGATCAAGAGGAAATGTTTCAGTTTCTCGATATAACTTGATTGTTGGCAGATTGTCAATTGGTATTGATTTCTTTCTGAGAGTTGGTTTAAAATCGATCAACCTTCTCAGTTTGGATTCTGTAGTTTCAGATTCTCTTCCTGTGACAGCTGCATACATGAATCTGGTTCCATCTTCATGATTCTTGATCAGATCAGACATTCCAAGATCCTGCTTGGGTTGATCATATCGATAGAGCTCCCTATCTGCTCCCTCCATAGCCTGCCTCTCTGTCACTCCATCCCTCTCTGATCGCAACTGCGCAGCAGTTGATTTCTTGGATGATTTCTGTCTGGATTTGCTATCTTTGGACACCTGGGATCTCTTTGAAGAAAACAAAGACAGCATATTAGACGATATTCAATGATTTAGGATTAATGTTGTAATG